AAAGTCCTACCAGGCGCTAATCAGATTGATTAGCTCCGGGGATTCCAATCCCCGGCCTCCAGAAGAACCTTTAAACGGGTTCTTCACCGTCGGGTGGTAACTCCAAGATGGAGCTACTCCCCACTTTGTCACATAACGGACCTGACCAGGCCTGGTCAGGATTTTCCCGTTAGTGATGTACCCACCAAGGAACGCAAGGTATAGCCCAGCTCCGTTATAGGAACGGGGTTTAGCCCTGCGCGGGACGTGGATTTTCTCTTCCGACACAAGCATCGACACTTGCTTTGGAACGAAACGCCTGTACAACAGGCTACCGTTCTTACTAACACGTAATCGATGTCGGTGAAGGAAAAGAAGCCGTTCAGGCATCCATATCCCACAATCTGCATTTTCCCAAGGAGGTACCACGATGAGTGGCACGCTCCGAAGGAGACGACCAATAGTCCGAGGGAGCGAAAGTTCGTTCCAAGAGGACCATTGATTAAGCAGATTTATGAGTGAGTACAAGTCTTGTGCAGAGCGAAGAGTCTTACAATAGACCCCTCGAATGTTTCTACCTTTATGGTAGTCACGACCACAAGACTCCCTGAAAGACCCTTCGGAAAAGGTCTTATCGCTGTTGACTTCAAAACCGGTTAGCCTAAGGAGACATAACACCTTCTTCAGCACTCGCTGAGGACAGATGATATCATCCCCAAAAACCGACCAGTTAGGAAGCTGCTTCGTAAATAGATTATCTAGGTCGTAAGGGCTATCCCTTCGCTCTAGTTCATCTACCTCAAAAGCGGCAGCGACGATGCAACTGAACAAAGCAGTCTGGAGGGGGAATGTAAAACCATTACCCATCGTTGATAGCATGTTCAGTCCGATCCGCACGTTGTCTATCATCGAAGAAGGTGAACGAAGTATCTCTAACCACTGAGTAATACTCGGTGGGAAGAGAGTTCGAACCATCCTCAATGACATAGAATCGGAAGCAGAGGAAAGGTCAATAGTGACCAAGTCCCCGGATTCGGATCCCAGACGCGCGAGCTCACGATTTATGTCAGGTTGGCGTTCGAGATCGATCCCAAAGTGAACTTTGAGACGTTTCTCTAATAACCTACCCAGACCTAACTGAAAGAACATATTCAGTACAGGTTCGACACAAATCGATCGCGAAATCGTTGCATCCTTTGGGACAAAGTGCAAACGGTTACCTTCTACTATATCAGGCTCTCCCCAAGACCTACACCGAGTTTCCTCGGCCTCGGTCCATAAGGGAAATACCTTGATATAGTTCGCATAAGCGCGACGAAGACCAATTGTCGTGCTAGAGAGCTTAGAATCAAATAGCTTCGTATAGAAGTCAGTTGACTCAGAGCCAAGCGATGACCCAGGTCCACAGCGAGCCTCATCCAAGATGGATGAGAAGCTGTGAACTAGGGGGACTCGCCCGCGTCGTTCATTTACGACGCCATATGGATGAAAAAAGCTATCAAGGTGCTTTTTTAGGGCACTTATGAGAACTTCTTCATACATATCTTTGCACTCCAACTGCCAAGTACCACACCGTTCATTAACGGACGTGAACTTATCTATCGCAGCTAGGTCACGAAAGCGTTGATCAGCGTCATCCGCGAATTTCTTCACGAATGATTTTGCCAACGCCTTGCGAGCAGCGACAGACGACGTCTCCCATGGATAGATCGTAAGATCAGATCCATGAGAAAAATCGAGGTCTTGGAGAAGGTCCAAGTAAAGAGCATGAGAGCTTATAGGTCTCATCTTGCCTCCCTTAGTGGCCTGTTTAGGATGTATCTCACGATACGTCCACACTCATCCGACTCATCGTCGGCTCCGCTTCCTGGATGAAAATCTCGACCACATCGAAGGAATGAATTCCTTCAATGCAACCAAGATAGCCATCAGGATTTGGATCCATTTGGAGATGCGAGTAATCTCCGTCGGGCTCATTTCAGAGCACTCCGGAAATTGCCAAGTCTCCCATCCCAGCGGACTGTTGTGTAACAGATCCGATGAGCATGGAGAGTGCGGCGCGAACGTTTGGTGAATCAGCCGTATCCGCACCTGCCGGTACCTCACAACTGAGGCTACACAGCATGGTTTGGAAGGGCTGACCAGCCAAGGGCAGTACTCCTTTTCGGAGAACTGTCTTGTACACGTTGCGCCCAACGCTTCCAATAATACCAGTCACGGGATTCGGGGTACCAAGGATTTTGTAAACCTTGGGCCTGAAGAACGTGATAGTAAAAGGGGAAGCGACTGAGTGAATCGTCACACCAGTCTGCGTACCGCCAAGGGCGGAAACCGCATACTGTTTGCCGTTCACATCAGGGGCCACGTCACTCACATGAGTGTACGTAGGAGACGTAAGGCCCGTTTGGGCCGACCCCGTTACCGGGGACGTCAGTGCAATAGCCATTTGTACCTCTACGAGGGGTTATTGAAAAAGCTGTCTACGTGTTCTATTCCTCGCTCCAACCAAAGCGGTCATATTGATCCACTTTGTGCCCATGCCCGGCATCTCCCAGCGAAAGCTAGGAAGCGCAGGGGTCTGAGCGGAGCGGTTAATAGCTCGTGTGACAGATTGAAATTTGCTCGTATACACGCCGCTTGCGATCCAACCAGCGAAGGCTGACACGACACTTTGTGTGTAGGCTTTATCGAGACGTACGTCGACGAGAGTTCTCTTCGACCATCTCTTTAAAGATTTTGCACTCCATGCAATGTCAACCAAGCGGAAGGACCACGCATCGAGTAAATCACCAACATTGGTGAAATAGTCTAGCAGGAAAGAGTATGGGATCAACTCATATGCAGTAGGTATAATATCTGTCCAGCTTGCGCCGAACAGATTCATATCTGCCTGAATTGGGTTTTCACATACACTTCTGACTTCGCCGTAATACCTGACGCCGGCATTCCGGACCTCCAGGCGACGAACCAGTAAGCGGATGAGGTAATCAGTTCGGGTTTGGAGAGGTAGGAACTCTGCTTCTTGCACTTCGCCCTGACCGGATATCCTAGTATAACTACTAGCGAACCGGTTGAGGCGTCGATTAAGAGCAGATCCCGCATCTTTTACATCCGAAATGAGTGGTCCCCATCCGAAAGCTGATTCCAGCCAAGTCTCCGACACAATTCGATTCAAAGAGTTCCTATTCGCTCTACGGGTCCGTTTCGATACGGACTTAAGGTAGTCGTCTAAGCCTCTTCGTAATCCTTGTGCAGGACGCTTTAGCATACGTAAAGTTTCTCTAAGTTCACCAAGAGAGGTTAAACCGCGAAATGCGGTCATAGCGCTCTTGGCTCGCTTATAGAACTTCATACGAGCTTGATTGTCAGCAGCGGCATAGTTAACGATGAGATCCGGCCACTCGGATGCCCCAAAAAGGTATCCGTGTTCCGACGAGTAGCGCTCCATAAGCCCTTGGACTTCGTTACGTAAAAACACAACCTCCGCTACACCGTAGCCACCGAATACACTATGACTAGAGATGTCTCTAGCTGTAGTAGCACTCATGTGTCTACGAATCTTTTCCCTCCACCCCGGCATTGCTACCGAGGTCTTGGAATTAGTTGTGGAGAGGTTAGCTGTGAGCACGTAATAATCCGTAGGTTGACCAGGCATATTGGTTTTCACCATGTACCTGGGCCTATAGACGACGACTTCGGTCTTAGTGACCACTACTCAATCTCACTGTTAATAGCGCTAGAGTTATTAACTCCCGGGCGTTCGAGCTCACCTTGTACTAACAATTCACCAAGGGTAAAACCCAAAGGAAAATTGAGTTCCAAGATTTTGTGTAATGCAACTAACCCGTCATGAAAACGCCGAGGGTTATGGATAACCCACGGTACCGATATTGTGTTACAATGCGTACGGCAAATAATGCTATACCTAGACATCGATGAGGTTTCAGCCTCATCAACTACCAGGAAAGCGTCTAAGCCATACGGTTGTACCACCCTTTCGGCTAGCCTGTAACGGCTAATAATCACGACAGGGACCATATCTTCATCAACCTGGACCAATCGGCCCAAAGTTTCTGAAGAAGGGTCTGTTGATTGCATCGTCTACACCTCACGGTAAGAGTTTTAACACAAAACTAAGCTGTTAGGCCCAGTAGACAAAAGAGAGAACCCACGTAAATTCGTGGATCGACGCTCACGTACGGCACT